CATTAATTTTAAGTTCCGGTCTAGAAGCATCTGCTTGTTCTTCGCTTACAGGACCATTGTTTACTACGTTTTCCATTAGAATATATCCTCTTTATTTTTATGAATATAAGAACATCCTAGAGACAGCATTGTTATTTCTTTAGGATCTTCCAAACCTATTTCGTACATCAAGGTAATTTTATTATTTGAATCTACAATAAATTTCTCTTGAACAGCGTACCTGCTATTTAAGTTATATTCAATCCACTGCTCTAATAACTTGATTGAAACGTTTTTGCTTACTGTAATTTTGGTAAAATGTTCTGGACAAAAGCCAACCTTTCTTAGATTGAGAGCACTTAATGGATTAATTGTACCTCTTGATAATGACATTATCGCTGTGTTTATTTATAGTATGCAGTTTGCCCAAACGGAGAAACTATAGTTTCATTCCCATGAACAATAAACAAGGTATCGCAATAATCTTCGTCTCCCCACGAGTAGCAGGGGTAACCGTCAGTAAACATAATGAATTTTTTTGGCACAATTTCTTGGTCCTTCATAAAGCGCCAATTACATTCAAACTCTGTTCCGCCCCCACCTTTTAGTTCGTAATCCAAAAGCTCATCAGCATTTTCACTTGTAAAAGTTTGAAGATTATAAACTTCGGTATCAAAACACCAAAGTCTCAAAGTAAAATCTTTAAACTCTTCCATTAATCCTTTGACTTCACTAATCATTTCTTTAGCCATCTGATTAGTGATACTGCCGCTCATATCGAATGCAACGCATACGTCGATGGTTTCTTCATTGATCATACCCGGCAGAACAGCACCTGTGTGCTGACTCTTACGATTTGGACGAGCAAAACTAAAATCATTTTTAATAAGACTTTGAATGTTCATACGAATTATTTGACGCCAATCCATTTTTGGCTCAGTAAAGTCTTTGATTAGTCTAGCAATGGCCGCTGGAGTTTTACCTGCTCCAGCACTTTGTGCAGCAGCAATCATTGCTTCTTTAATTTCGTCCTTAATTTGTTTTCTTTCTTCTGGAGTTAGTTTAGGACGTTTTCCCTTACCGTTGCCCTCTCTATCATCGCCCTCACCATCGCCGTCGGTACCATCGTCTAGATGTTCATCTAATAGCTCGCCAAGTTGACTCAGATCAATGTATTGAACCTTACTTTGCAGGTCTTCGTAAATTTGTTCGTAACTCCAACTGCGATAACGATTGTCCTGAAAAATCTTAATCCAATCCGGAACTTCACCAATTCGTTCGTCTTTACAAATTTGATTAGCTGCATAGTCTGCAGCGATATTAGATAGTTCAGGATCTCTATCGCCACGTCGCCCCATATGATCAAACACGTTATGCAGAACTTCGTGAGCAAATCCAAATTCTGCTTGTTTTGGTGTAAGTTTGTTTACAAAATCGTTGTTGTAATAAAAATTTCTGCCATCCGTAGCAAGCGTAGGACACCAATCCGTGGCGTCAATCAGTTTGAGTCGAGTGGCAAGATTGCCAAAAAACGGATGGCGGAGCAACAGTCCAATACGGGCTGTAATTAGTTTTTCGACAATCTTGTTTTTCTCGGCCTGTGTGAATTCCTTAGGAACAATTTTCTTAGTCTTTTCGGATTTCATTACAGACGACATTCTATTACTCCATTGCCTGGATGATAAATTTACCGTACTTCTCGTGGAAACGATCAAAGTTTTTAAGTTTAGATGCGTCAAACGGCAACTGATAATTTGTAAGAGCTACCTTGGCGCCCATAACAACAATTTCCGTTGAGAAATTGTCCATCATGAAGCCAAAGAAATTGTCAGCCATCGAATCCCAATTTGCTGTTTTTTTCTGATGTGCGGTTTGCAGTTCATAGCACATGCTAGTTGAAAGTGAGTACATTGCAGAAATTTCTTTAATGTCGCTCTTTTTAATTTTGCCGCTGAGAATATCTTCAGGTTTAGGCATTTGTTTAGCAACTTTACGATGCGCCATAAATTTTACTGCTAGACCCTCTCCAACTGCACCTGCAATAAGATCGGTTAGGGTATTTTCGTTTAGATCGTCGTCTCTGAGAAGATCGCTAACAAAACTCCAACTACGGGGAGTAGCAAAAGCGCGACTAGCACCTTTAGGATCAAAATCATAAAGATCCTGTTTTGCAAATCCGAGGTATCCTACGACCTGTTCGTGAATTCGATTCACAACGGCCCAAGCATGCCAGTCTTCATAGTCAACTCGCAGTTCAAGATGAAGGAATCGATTAGCCAGCGGGCTGGGCATACGATAGGTAACTCCCTTGTCACCGTCTCGGTTTCCTGCAGCAACAATACTGACATTTTTTGGTAGAACGTAAGTTCCAACTCTACGATTGAGAATAAGTTGATATGCAGCGGCCTGTGTAGCCTGTGCTGCAGAATTCAATTCGTCTAAAAACAAAATTGAATTGTCGTCGGGATCGCTAGGCAATTCTGAGGGCGGAGCCCAGCACATTGTGTTTGCAGTTGGATTATAAAAAGGAACGCCTTTGATATCGGTAGGTTCCCATAAGCTTAAGCGAATGTCTCTAACCGGACGATTTTGCTCGTCGCCAAGTTGTTTAACAATATCGCTCTTGCCAATACCGGGAGGACCCCACATAAAGACCGGACGTTGAATTTTGATACATTTGCGAATCGCGCGTTTGGCCTCGTTGGGACCTACAGTACGATTAGCGGATATTTGCTCTGCCATACAAAACCTCTAAAAGTTATATTGTTTATATAGTTTAAGATCAAAACAACCGATTGTCAAGTTGATTTTGCAAAACAAATTGAGTGAATTAGCAAATTTTGTTTTAGTGCCCAGTCTATAATGTCTACTAATTGGTCAGTGTCCATTTTTGCATTGTTTATATTTTTTACTCTGTCAGTATCAGTCAATCCGGGCTTTACATTTAGAATAAACGGTTTATTGTAAACTTGTTCTGCACAAAAATCGTCTATATATTTTTTATGGATACAATAGATATCTTTGCCGTTTGTATATCTTGTTGAAATGTTTATAATTTTTTTGTTTGTTCCTTTCCATAACTGATGTATTTTTTTCAAAAGACTAAATTGAGATCCGTCGTTACTGTAGGCATTGTTTACAAAAACATCAGCATCCTTGGCTAGATGTAGTATTTTTTCTCTGTCCAACGGAATAGAAATGTTGTATCCATTGCTTCTGCTAGCACCAATTACATCGTAATTTTGGTTTAAAAAATAGTTATAAAGGGCTAAGCCTATACCTCTAGTATGGCCAGTAATAATCGCTTTCATACGCAACCTATGAGGTGCAGTCTATCTGTATTGCCAAAATTAGCAAAACTATGTCTTTGGGTAGTGTCAACCTGATACACCTTTCCTATAGGTAAGTGTACAAGCGCGGGCAAATGTACTACGCCGGATTCTGCAAACACAAACATAGCCGATGGATTAGTTACAATGGGAATATGAATTCTATGGCTAAAATCTCTGTGTAAAGAGTAGCAGGATTTCGCTTTAACCCACATAAACCTAGATCTGTATAATTTATATTCTTTAATCAATTCTTCAAAAATAGTACCAGACAAAATTTGATGACAAATTATAAAATCTGTTTCCTGGTGTTTATCTATGTTTAGTCTACCGCATGCTTCTTGAAAACAAACCTTGTCTGCGGTATGTTGTAGGGCACATTGTTTAGTTTTGCCGTCTTCTAACCATTCTAAATGCTTTTCAATTTGATAGTAATCTTTTAGAAGCCTAACTTGATTTATTGATTGTAATTCTTTAATTTGCATGATTGGCTTTCATTTTTGCTTCTATAAATCTTTGTAGATTTCCTGAAAATAACACTAACTGCACTGCCATTTTTTCACTGTAAACATAGATATGATTTCTATGTATGTACCAGGGGCAATCTATAAATTGATCTAGTTTAATTGCAATCTGGTTAGTGAGTTCTAATTTTGATTCTAACTTTATTTTATGATTTTTTATTTCAGCCTGCTCAAAATAAAGAAAGCCTTGATCATTGAGTTGCAACCCGCCCTTTGGTTTATCTCTAGGGTTAGTCCACCATTTTGTTTTGTATGTCTTAAGTGATTTTTCATCAATTGCTAAATTTAGAATTTGAGCAACCTTAAGAGTTATTTCACTTTTTAGATTCATCCTCTACTTTAACTCCGCTGAAGAGTTTGTATACGGAAAAATCAGTAGTGCCAAAAGTTTTGTTTAATTTATCAGCCAAGTTAAAGGCATGGCCGCTGTTGGAAAAACTTACTTTTTTGTATTTTGGTCCTACATTACCTGCTACTAAACTTGTGGTTTTTAAATTAATGGGTCTATCTTGATAGAATACAGCCCAGATGGCTTCAGATTCCAAAACCTGGTCGGTTTTGTAATTTTTTTTGTTGGCTATTTCTAGCAAAACTCGCGGTTTTGGTCTACTCATATATGCGCTATTTCCTGATAACTGCGCATATATTTATGCAAAAAAATTAGAAGTTTCCGCCGTCCATTTTAACTTTTATAATTTCGTTAGTTTCTTTATTTTGCGAAATCTTATCTAAATCGCCCGCTAACCTAGTCATTACTACACTCAAACTGTTCTGCAAATCGACAGCATCTTTGATCGACAACGCCACAGTTTTTTGATTAGATTTAACGGCTACTCTAACTCTATCTAAGAAATCTTCAATGGGTATTGTGTTAAGTTCTTTCATTTTTTATTAACACTATTTAACATGGTCTTCATTTCTAATTCATTGGTGAAAGGACCATGAAAAGGATATCTGTCTAATGTAATTAATTTTGGACAAAAACTTTTGACCCAACCTTTGCGAAATTTGATAACATAATATCCTGCACAATACTGACTTTTACTTTTATCACTTTTGGCAAATAGCGGCAATTTCTTTTTTACATCGTATACTGGGCCATAGGGCTTTGAGCTGCAGGGATAATCATAGATAGCGTAGTTTTTATTCTCCGCTGCTTCTTCTTTGATTTTCTTAACGTTTTCTTCAGAAAGTGCAATACCAAATGCAGAGTTAATTTCTGTTAGAGTTTTAAAAGGAATTTTAGCTCCTTTTTTGTAAAAGGCATAACCCTTTTTGTCTTTGCTTACACCTCCAATTTTAATACCGTCGTCCTTAATCAACCATTCTTGATTTGGAACCAATACTTTAGCTGTGGAATTCATTATTCATACCTCGCATTTAACGGTTTAGCATAACTTTCAATTTGGTCGCTAATACGGTTAAGTTCGTACTCTGAACAAAACTTAAGAAGTCTTATGCCAATCTGTGATATGTTTTTACCCTTGTCAATTTCTGTTTTAATTGTGTGTCTAATTAAGTCTTTAATCTCGTCTGTTTGTGCAGAAAGATCGCAAAGCAATTTATTGCGTTGATAATCATCTAAAACACGATGTTCTACGCCTTCGTGATCAGTCCAACGCTGTAGCATGAGATTATTCCAATTATAACCTTTGCTATCTCTATCAGCAAACGCTTCTCTAAGTCCAACCTTGTTTTTGCTACCCTTTTCACGTACACCGGGATAAGCACTAAAGATGTTATCGCTAGTGTCTCCGCGCATACACTTTTCAAAAAGCATCCATTGCGGGTCTGGAGCAGATTTATCTTCGCCTGTTTTCTTATCTTTTACAGGTTTGCCCTTTTCATCAAAGTAACCTTCATGAGTAATTGTTACACCAGTTACTCCGTTATACTGTTTAACATTTGGTGCAATGAGCTGAGCAAAATCACCATCAGTGCTGATAATCACGTGATTATCATTGGGATGCATTTGAATAAAGCCGGCAATAAGATCGTCTGCTTCTAGTCTTTCATTGTGTAGTACTGTACAATTTGTACGCTCTCGTACAAATTCTTTGAACTTGTCAAAGGTTTCCCAAAATAGTCTATCTTCTTCAGCTTCCTTAGGAGTTTGTGCGGCTCTTGCCTCACTGCGCTGACGTTTGTAGGGCGGATATACATCCTTGCGCCAACTACGACCCTCTAGAGCAAATACCACGTGATTACCGTTAAAATCTTTCCATGATTTTCTAATGCTACTCAGCACAGTATGAATACTCATACCAACCTTATCTTCTAAATCGCCTCTAATAACATGACGAGCTCGAAAAAATGTATTTGCAGAATCAACTAGTATATAAGTCTTACTCATATTGTTATTTTACAACAACTTGCTAACATAGTCAACAACTATCCAATCACAACCGCCTTACAATGATGTAACCAAATCTTGGTTGTGCTGTTTCACAATGCAATCTTCTTGCTACTTTTAAAACCAAACTTACCATCCTATCGCTATTTCCACAAATGATTGCCAAGGGCAATTTATTTTGATTCAATAGGATAAAGTTTTCCACAATGCGGTCTACATCTGCGTGTCTTACACCATGTAAATCCAATTTACTCATCAACTTCTTTCTGTTCTACCATTTCCTAAATTGTTGACATTGATATAACCTGCTGCTCTACGATTCATATCGATACCTTCTTCTGTGCCTACATTTTTGCACAATTCGGTAAACCATTTGTCAACAATCTCTTCTTCGCTTTCGCCTTGATAGCCGTTGAGACGTAGTTCTCTTATAAAATACTCGTTCCAGTCTAGTTCAAAAAAACCATTTCTAATGTTATCTTTGTTTACCTGAGTAGTTAAAACGGCTACCCAAGGTTCTTTATTTTCCGTTGCTATCTCTTTTGGACTCAGTTTAGCAACACGGGCTGCTTCTTTTGCTTCTGCCGCTTCCTGTTCTGCCTGTTGCTTTTCGGCCCAAAGTTCTTTAATTTTTAAAAACTTTTCTAACCATTTCATATCAAGTACCCCATTCGTTTTTAAACAGCGGAACTTGTAGTCTATCGCTGTATCTCAAACCATTCTTCATTGCCAGTTCTGCAACTCTGCGGTTATTTAATGCGTATACACTCTCCACACCGCCTACGGGCATTAGATAAACTGGACCCCAAAAACCTGCTTTTCTATATTCCTCAACAGCGCGATTTGCGTCAGCAAAATCTTGTTCGCTGGCAATAACAAACTTTAGATAGGCATAACCGACTTCTTCATATTCGCAAACCACTTCTGGAAGAATTGCCTCCTCCCATTTTTCACCGCTTACTGGCAGTTTGGCACTGACACTGAAAGTAATTTCTCTACCAGTCTTATCCCATTCTTGCAGATAATCTTTAAATGCGGGTGATAGTTTTTGAGTACCGTTAGTTTCAAAAGTAATCTCTTGAAGTCCCCTCATCAATTCGTGATTCAATAAATCTGGATATGCTCGCTGCCAGCCTAGCAATGGTTCGCCTCCTGTAATAACAAGATGTTCGTCACGCCACTCGCCGTGTGGCAGTATCTTCATAATAGATTCTGCAATACTGTCTGTAGTCAGCATAGGTGATAGATGTTTGAATCTCACATCCCAACTTGCATAACTGTCACAGCCTGTGCTTACAAGTGGCAGTTCGTTATAGGTTTTAAATTCGTCAATGCGAGACGCAATTGGTTCAATTTCCTGAGATTTCTCGCCGCGCGGCATGCCAAATCCTGCACAGGTAAAATTGCAACCGAATGTGCGAAGGAATACACTGGGGACGCCCATATAGCGTCCTTCACCTTGAATACTGTAAAATAATTCTGCTACTTTAATTTTTGCCATTTTGTTACCTAAAGTTTGGATCGTAATAATAGCCTTTGCCCGGTATAACGTGACGAACCCCTCCTTCGGGCCTATCCACATCTCCCTCTCGTCGAGGAATAAGATGAACGTGCGGCCACATCACTGTTTGACCTGCTGCCTTGCCATAGTTCATTCCGATGTTAAATCCGTCCCAGTGACCATTACGTACCTGTTCAGTACCCCATTTTAAGGCATCATTAAATGCATCTCTTAGAATACCCATCTCATTATATTTAGGCACGAATAGTAAATGACCCTCAGTTACTGGAAATCCGTCCTTATAAACCAAAATATGAAAATCCTCTCTAATAGGATTGCGCCAAGGCGCTGCTGATTCTTCTATGCTATAAGGACCATCAAAAATACGTTCCATAATGAATATACCTCGAAGATAAGTATTGTATAACAATTATTTAGGTCTGTCAATAACACAATGGCAAATTTCTATACTGATATATATTGGCAATTATCAAATCACTGCACAGCAGAATGTAGTTATTGTCCTATACGGTTTAGAGAAGGTTCATATCCAGAAGAATCGTGGGATTATATTAAAATTGTAAATTTATTGACAAATCATTACAATAATAACTTACAAAGAATTATAAAATGGAATTTTGACGGCGGCGAACCATTGGATTTACATAACATAGTAAGAATACTTAATACAGCAAAAGCTAATACAAATCATATAACTTTGAATACTAACGGTGGTAAATTATGGATAGACTGGTGGGCTATAGAGCCGGTAGTTGATAATTTAATTTTAACCTACCATTATTGGCAAAATCCTAAATTAATCAATTATATTATTGATTTATTTAAAAATAAAAATAAATCTTTAACGATAAAAATTCCCATAAGGCCTAATTTTTTTGATATTGATATTCAACGATGCGAGACCTTAGAAAAAGAAAAACAAATTGCGGTAACTAAAATTTTACTATTCACAGGTGAATATATGAATGGGACAAGATATTTCTATACGCAAGATCAGCTAGAAAAAATTACTGATAGCACTATTCCAAACTTGTCAATTTTAAAAAATATAAATGTTGACCTTAAAAATCTTACAGATACTAATTTGAGTTATTTAGGAAAATATTGTAATGCAGGAATAGAAAGGCTCTATATTAGTTATTTGGGATTTGTAAATGGAAGTATGTGCAGAAACATAACTTTAGGAAACATCTGGTTAGAAAATTGGAAACCACCGATGCAACCACAGATTTGCGGAATGATGAATTGTACAGATCCTAACGACAGGCAAATTACAAAATTTACTTCAGAAACACAGAATTAAACTGCTGTGTTACTCTTACAAATGTCGTACACTTACTGAGATTTTTTAAACTGTCTGCACCTACATACGTACAACTACTTCGTAACCCACCTAAAATATCTTGAACGGTTTTAGAGATTGGACCCCTGTAGGGTACACGTACAGTACGACCTTCGCTGCTACGATAATCGGCAACCCCACCGTGATGCTTGTTCATAGCAGTATCACTACTCATGCCATAAAACTCTATGAATTTTTTAATTTGGTAATCGGGTGCGTAACTGTTAGGTTGTCTTAGGCTGAGTTCGTGTAACTCTTCAATGACGTTCCCCCCACCTTCGTCATGTCCTGCTAGCATCCCGCCCAACATCACGAAGTCCGCACCAGCCCCAAAGGCTTTAGCGACATCGCCAGGACAAGTGCATCCACCGTCAGCAATGATATGGCCACCAAGACCATGAGCG